CATCCAGCCCTCCACCAAATGGGTGAAACGTTCATGACGTAGTGACTGGATGTGATTGTAAACAAAAACAAGGCGATATGCCAGATTTGATGCTGTGTCAGGCTGGAGAATCGCTCAGGTTAGGTTTTACTTTGCGTTTGCGGTATGCAGAAACGATTTCATCAATCTCTGATTCGCTGAATTTCCTGATTGCGACTTGGCCGACGGTCGGGAGTATCACCGTGTTCAAACGGTATTCGTCCGAAGCCGTGGTGGTCCTTTCGATGTCGCCGTCTTGAATCTTGCTGGCGTAGTAGGCTGCCGCAGCGTGGGCAAACGTCTTGTCGTTGGCCGTTATGACCGTCAGGCGGTCAGGCCGCAATTTCTTGTCGTGCTTGCGCCTGGCCCGGAAGAGTTCGGCCTCTTCCTTTGTCGGGAAGTAGGCTGTTTTTACCTTGCCGTCCTCGCGGAACGAGACGCGATATTTCTTTCCGTGCCGGGTTGCCATGCTCCGTTTATTACCGCCACATTTCAGAGAGCGTCAAGCGTTCCAGTTTGTGGTGTGTAACCTTGCGGAACCGCTCCGGGTCTTCCATGAACGAATCCAGGTCGGAAGCGGCGTATTGGCGGCGGCTCGGCCCGGCCTTCTTCTCGATAGCATAGACGGCCTTGTGACGCTTGAACGTCGCAAGACTCATGCCGCAATACTCGGCGGCTTTTTCGTCGGTGCTAAAGAATGGTCCGCGCATATTTGTTCTACAATCTCACCCTGTCCACCTCAGCGGCAAGGTGTCCCTGCGTGAGATGGGCATATATTTGAGTCGTGTTGACGTTGGAGTGCGTCAGGAGTTTCGACAGCGTGAAGATGTTCCCGCCGCTCTCCACGAAGCATGAGGCGAAGCTATGCCGCAGATTGTGGAGATGTAAACCGGGGTATCCGCCCTTGATAAGGGCTTGCTTTACGAGGTGCGTCACGCTGTCCGGGTTGCTCCACCGGGGGAACACCCTTTCGCGGTGGCCCCAAAACACGGACTGTTCGACAAGCACGTCATAGAACAGATTGCTGATGGGCAGAGTCGCGGATTGATGCGTCTTGGCGACGTTGACGTAATACTCGCGCTTGGACCAATTAATATCCGCCCATTTCATGTTGAGCAATTCGCAGCGGCGTCGGCCAGTGGCGAAATATGCCGTTATCAACATGCGCAAGTCGTAGTCTTCGACACCGGCTAGGAATGATGCCACCTCCCCCATGGGAATGTATTTCGGTGGCATCTTGGGGATGCGGGGGGGGCTTGATTTTTGAGAGCGGGTTTTCTTCCAGCAAATCCCATACGACAGCCTTTTCAAAGGCAGTGTGAAGGTGACGGTAGTGATTCGTTGAACTCGACGGTTTGAGGCCAGCCTGGGCGCATTTCGACATGAATGTGTCACAGTGCCTCGGCTTAATCTGCGGCAAGAGTCTGTCGCGCCCGACATGATCCTCAAACTTGCGCAGGGCAAGGTCATCGGCCAGGATGGTGGACGCTTCCCGGATCGGCTTCCGGTATTCGATGTATTCGCGGTGAAACTCTGCCAACGTGATTCCCTTTTTCATTTGGGCAACAATCCCTTTCCCCGGACTGTCTGTTGATGTATGTCTATTCTGCCGGGACGTTCCCGGTAGCACTTTGTTTCGCCGAAGCCTCGCCCCTGTCGCGGGGCTTCGTGCGTATCAGTCTTCATTCGTGGACATTTTTTGCGTAAGCAATCCAGCATTCGCCGTCTTTGTTATCACGGCACTTGGATGGATCATGTTCGCAGGGCATGCCACGCTTTGATTCATAATAGTCAAACGGACATGACCCGGCAAAATCCAGTACCAACTTCGCCAGTTTGTCGCACATGGCGCGGAGGTACTTCGGGCCTTCATTCCATTTTCTCACAGCCTCATTGCGATCATCGCTGGTTGGTCCTTCGCAGCCGCACGAACAAGACACTTGGTAGAATGTGTGGCTCTTTCCGCATATATCTATGGACCTACCAAAGACTGCTGTCTCCTCGGGGTGGAGTGTCCCACACCATGGGCATGGGGCTGTTATTGCGATTTTATCCATGATCTGCCTCGTTCATATTCTCAGGCATGATGGATGCGGCCACGCGCCGCCCGAGGTCGGATGCCGCTTTCACAATGTCCTCAGACAGGGTAGCAATGTAGCGCTCGGCCATGTCTGGCTGGATTTTGAAAGAAAACCGTTCCCATTGACCATTCTCGAAGCGTATACGCCCCTCATATTTGCCGGGGCCGTCATCTCCATAGCCAGGACGCTTAAATTCAAGCTCAATCTTGTCCAATCTCCAATCATCTTTCTTATCCATGGCTATTCTTCCTCCACGTTGAAACTATTCTCTGTCTTAATTGATTCAGTTATTAGGTGTTTCCTAATAACTTACCATTACCCATTTGAATCATTGAATAAACTTTATTGACTGCAAATAGGGTCATTGCATTGACCTTATTTGTTTGTGTCACCAACACACACAAGGTCACTTGTGTGTGCTATGGTCAGCACCCGCCCGTCAGCCAGGTCCACCCGGCCCTCAGCCTCCCCATGTCCGCAGCAACTCGCCGCCGTCTCCAGACCAGCCGCATTGAGCGCGGCCACGATGTCGGAGATGCAGAGGTCATTGCCCCGGGCACGCCCGGCAATGGGCATGAGGACCTGGCATCCGTGTGAACCCATGGGGCAGCAGTCTTTGGGCTTGAGGATCATTCTCCCACCCCGAGACTATCCTCGGACGCGTGGGCCAAATCCAACGCCCCATGGAAAAGATTCTTCATTTCATCGGGCACCTCACCAACCTCGCGCGCTACCACAACCGTTTGCTCCCGTCGTACAGAGGCCGCTTCCAGGAGAAACCCATTGTCGACCTCATATACCTGGATCGTGATTAGACATTTTTTCATTCTTCACCTCCGAAGGGACTATCAGTTGTTAAAGAGAAGTAGCTTCTTCTCGGAGCCGCTGGGCTGTGGTCCAAAGGACGTTCGCGTTGAGTTCGCACGCATCAACACACCACCAGTACCAAGCATCACCACGGGCTGCCCCAAGAGACAACGCCCATGCTGCATCGTTCTCAAAAAAGTTGTGAAGCTTCATTGCAGCACATAGATAGCGGTTGGCCCTCTCCAAGAGGAGGACGCGCCTAGCATGTTTTTGCCCGTAAGACGCAAGCAGATTCGCATGACCCTTACGCTTCAGACGGTTCACGATTTTTATATATTCTTTTGCTTGCTCAATCATCGCTACCTATCTCATGTAGGTTTACTCGCCCATTTGGGACGGCAAATAGGTCAAACCGAATTCAACAAATTCTTCGGGGTCGATTCCTGTTGCCCCGGCAGCGCAGGCAATAAAAATGTCGTTTTTCAGATATCCTTTCAGTTCTTCCGGCTTGACCTCTCCAAGATACCCTTCAATTTCCAAATAGGAATCAAAGAAGCCTTTCATGGCTTTTATCCTGGAGATCGTAATCGTGTTTGTTGTCATAATATCGCTTTATGCTGAGTTCTGCGGCTACCAATCCGCGTTGAGAGCCAGCCGCACGAGTTCCCACGGCCCATCTTCGCGGCAATGGCCTATGACTTGTGTCTCCCTCTCGCCTCCGTTGTCGCTCATCGTGGCCGTATAGTTGCCGTACTCAGGGCGTTTCGGGTGGGACAGGTCGTTGACTATGGTCATGGTGTCGATCACCTTTGCTTTGCTTTCATTCCCGAATGGGACGACTTCGATTGTGACTCTGAGCATGATGATTCCCTATTCTGCGTCGTATCTGGCTATGGCGTTCATAAGTTGACGCCACGCACCTTCCAGCCCGTTCATACAGGCTCGGGCTGCCTCAATCACCGGGGCCGGATCACTGTACCCGTTGACCTGGGACTGATCGGCCTCGCGGAAGTCCTCACGGCAGATAGGGCAGAGGTGAGAGACCCAGCCGCCATCCCTTTTGATTGCCAGCCACGATGCGTCTTTGATGGACTTGTCATGGGGGACAATCATTCTTTCCTTGCAAAGGTCGCATGAGTAGACGCTGCTATCTCTCGTTGTTGATTCGATCATTTTGTCACTCCATTGATCTTGTGCGGCATCATGTGTCTCACGTTAGTTGATCCAGCACATGCTGGATGTCGCCGTATATCTCTCCCACGATGAGGGTGAGGCCCTCAGGGTCAGTGTTCCAGTCGTATCCGCTGGTGTGACCAGATTGCGTGAGTACATCGAAATGCTTGCGGATCGATTCAAGCTCCACAGCAGTTTGCTTCCGGTGGGCGATAAGTGTGTCGAGCAGCTTTCCAGCGCGAACAATCTCAGCAGCCGAGGACTTTCGGCTTTCCTCATTATCTTCCAGTTTGCCAGCAACCGATTGCGTCAAAACATTCATTGAAAATTCCCACGTTGGCGTCATGTCGATCGTGATCTTTACTTCTGCCATGCTTTCCTCCGATAATTGCGGATACGTTTAGATTGCCTCGGCCATGCCGGGCAGCTTGATAAACCTGTCCTCTTCCGCAAACCTGTTATCCAGGTCGCGGACGGTCAGGCCGTTCCAGTACGGGCCATTTATCTCGGGCATACGCGCGTCCCATTCCAGCATGTTGACCCACAAATAGGGGTACACCTTCCGAATAGTGCGGAAGTTTTCCAGCCCCTGGAGCGGGCAGCAATAACAGGAGACACGCGAAAAATGGTCGTAAGGGGAGCCGGGCGAGTAGAAGCCGCGCTCTCGGCAGTACGCCAGGGCGTCAGCCTCGGTCATGCCCCATTCAATCAGGGGGTATCGGACGGGGTACGGCTGTTTCTGGATATTCTTTGAGTCCGCCCGGTGCGCCTCGTCAGCGGCAAAGCCGATGCAGGAGACAGCCCCGTTAATCTGCTTGATATACCTGTCAATAACCCCAACCTTTTCAGCCGTGCACCAGCGGCGGACAGGCGAAGGCCACCCTCGCCCGATGTAACGCAACTTGCCCTTGTGGGGGGCCTTCACCCCGAAAACAGGCCGGTGGAACATGATGTGGTGCAGGTGGTGCTTGAGGTTGAAATGGACAAACTGGACGCCGTGACTTTCCAACATGGCCGCCACGCGGGCAACGTGGTCGTGCATCTCCGGGAACTCCCAGCCTGTGCTTACGTGGATAGCGGAGTGAACGGGCTCCCCCCTCTCGATCAACCCGAGTACGGTTGCCAGGGAGTCCTTACCCTCGGAGACAGACACAATCAGATTATTCATGTGGTCAACTTCCTGCTGATTCTCGGGTTACGCCGCGTCCTGGCCAGTGCAAAAGTCGAACAGGCTGGGCGCGGTCAGGTCCTGCTCGGCTGTGCGGCAATACTTCACTCCGTCGGCCCAATAGCCCGGATTGAGCTCTACGCCGTATCCGCGCCTGCCGAGCTGGATGGCCCGATATGGCACGGTCATGAGGCCACCGAACGGGTCAAACACCAGCTCACCATTATTCGAGTAGCGCCGGATCAAGCGGTCAACTATGTCAAATTGCAGCGGGCAGACGTGCATGTTCAGGCTCCGCCGCTTCTGCTCTCCGTTGAGGGTGCGCATGCGGTTCACGTCGTGCCACACGTCCGGGTCTTGGCTGCCGGGGGCGATGGACATGAACGTGGCCGGGAGCGCGCCACGCAGCTCCAGGGCCTCGCCTATGCGCACGTGCTCCTCGTAGTCGTAGACTCCCTGAAGGCTGGCCTCGGTAAAGGCCCTGGCCAGGGCATCCGGGCCCATCATGGCCAGTTCATCGGGAGACACGAGCCGGTCGCCGGACGAGCGCCAGAATGCGTGGGCGTCCACCTGCCAACGGGCCCGGCTGTATTCGTCCTTGGTCTTGCTCACCGGCGTGTCCGCGTATCCCTTGGAGCGGTCCGTCTGCGACTTCCGGAAGATCAGGATGTACTCGGGTGAGCCGACGCCCATCTTGGAGCCGTCCTTGCACTGCTCGGTCCAGCCCAGGCGGTAGGTCTGATTGTTTTCGCGCACCACGTCGGTCACCACCGTGACCATGCCCATGTAGTCGAACCCGTGCCGCTGGGCATGGAAGATAGCCTCGGCATGGAACGGGCTGACCGTGGGCGCGCCCTTGCCGGTCACGTTGCCGAACAGGATGCGGTCCTTGACGTGGCAAGCGTAGATGCGGCCAGGGGACAGAACGCGCAACAATTCAGGCGTCAGGTAGTCCATCTGTTTCCAGAAATGCGCGTTGTCGTCGGTGTGGCCGAAATCGTTGTAGCTCGGCGTGTACTCGTAGTGGTTGGCGAAGGGGATGGACGTGACGATCAGGTCCACGCTGCCCTCGGCCATGGCCCGGGCTTCCTCCACGCTGTCGTTGTGCACAGCCGTGAACATCTTGCCCTTGACCTCGATGCGCTCCACGCCGATGGACCGGCGTAGCTCGCTCTCCATGTCGGCGTGAGAAAGCCCGTACTTGCGGATGATCTCGCTCATCTTCCCCACCATCTCCTCGTGTTGCCGCCATTTCCGCTTGAGCGTTTCTAGAACGCGGGTTTCCGTGTCCGCATAAATGATGTGGATGTGGCACTCGCGCTCTTGCAGGAAGCGGTGGATGCGGTGAATGGCCTGTATGAAGTCGTTGAACTTGAAGCCGATGCCCAAAAAGATGGCCATGCGGCAATGGCGCTGAAAGTTGCAGCCGGATCCTGAGAGGATCGGCTTGGTGGCGAAGCGCCGGATCTCGCCCCGGCTGAACGCGGCCACGCGCTCCTCGCGTGCGTCCAGGTCCTGGGAACCGTAGATGTCCACCACGTCGGGCAGGGCTGCCTTTATGGCGTGGCGCTCAGCCTCCTGGTCATGCCAGATGATGCAATGCTCATCGGCCTCGGCCTCGATCAGGTCCACCATCTTCCCTATGCGCGCCGGGAGGCTGGCCCGCTTCTCGCGGCTGGCAGCCTGCAGGGAAAGAGCCGCATCGGGCACGAGGCGAAACTGGCCATCACGATCCATGGCCATGCCGGAGTCGGACGCCACCTCGTGGTAGTGGACATGCAGTTCGGGCAGGTCGTACCCCTCGTCCGAATATCCGAGGTCGGACGGTTTTTGCAGAAAGATGGCCCAGGAGTTAACCCACAGCCAGAACTCCGCCTCCTTGTGGGGGTACAGGGTCAGATTGTTCGCCTTTGTCGAGTCGCGCTGGAAGAATCTGGTCAAGGCCTGGCCGGTGTCCATGATGCCCAGGAACCCGGCGTAGTGGATCAGCTCCTTGTACCGGTTCGGGCTCGGAGTCGCCGTGGCCACGAAGCGGTAGCGCACCGCCTCGAACAGAGTGAGGAACGTCTGGTAGGTCTTGGAGCCGAAGGATCGCAGCACGCTCGCCTCGTCCAGAGACGCGGCATTGAATCGGTTGGGGTCAAGCCGCCCGTCCCGCACGCTCTCGTAGTTGGTCAGGTACAGGCCTTCGCCGTCGATCTCTTCGGTGCGCCGGATGAATCGAGCCTCCAGGCCCAGCTTGCCCGCGTCCTCGCGGAACTCGCCGCGCACCCCGAGGGGGCAGATGATCAGCTGGCAGCCGCCCTCATGCTCACCGATCAGGCGCATGATTTCGAGCTGCATGAGAGTCTTGCCCAGGCCGAAGGCTGCGAAGATGCCACGGCACCCGCCGTCCAGGGCCCATCTCACGATGTCGGCCTGATGCGGCTTGAGCATGGGGTTGACGGCTTCGCTCGGGATCGAGAAACCGGACTTGCGGGCCATGCACATCTTGGCTTCGAGAAATTCGCGGTACTGCATTTGTCTGCTCATTTTGAAGTATCGGTCGATACGACCTCAAGAGTATTCCAATCCACGACGCGCCGACCTTGGCAAAGGTGCGCGGACAAATCTTCCAGCGAATCGGATAAGGCAATCTCTTTCCATCGCATGCCTAGAAGGTTGGTCATGTTCTTGGTTAATTGCTGGCCGCGTATTTGCCTGACGATTGCGGGCGGGCACGGTTGCAATTCCTGGAGGGCGTACTGGTATCTCATTGTGTCAACTGCCTATCAAAACAATGTTGCTTGCCCGGTACGCTTGGGAGCCGAAGAGATGGCCTCATGCATGACGGGGGTAAAGAAACTGAGCTTCCCAAGGCAGGGGATGAAATCGACCGGGGATGCCTCGGCAATCTGCCAGTGGAACGTTCCAGGTTCTGGGCTGGCCCAAGGGGATTGGGAGTCCTGAACGCAGCCAGAGAAGATAGCCGTGCCGACGATGCCGCCGCACTGTGCCTTGAGGCTGTTCAAGGAAACATGGGGCGCGCCTTCTTTCTTCAAGCCTTCGGCCTTCACGTCCTCGAATATCTCCACGATCTCTTCGGGGTCGAAGTGCTTCCCTGCATGGATGTAGACGCGCTGGCCGATGTACTTTTGGGGCAGCGGCCATGTACGATTTTCGATATCTTTCCAACCGTTGACGATGAACCACGCCCACGGTTGGCGGATGGAAATTGCAGGGATATTGAGCATACTACCCTCCATCATGCGGCGGTTTCCCACCAGATTTCACCGTTGCCCCGAACCCAATGGCCGAGGAGTTTTCCGTCGCCAACAAGCGACACCTGGCCAGCCGGGGAATCGAGACGGGCGGCTATGTCGTAAGCGACCTCTTTTGCTGTTTCAAAACGCGTAATCCTGCCGTCCAGCATATTGCTTTCCATCGGGATGTTTTCGCCGTCGATATCCACTTTAAAAATCATTTTTATCTACCTCCCTCTCAAACCTTGTTCTATTTCAGGGCCACGCCGATGCCGAAGCGGCTTCGGTGCTTTCAACGCTGTTGAAAAATATTTTCCAAAAGCCAAAGCCTGACCAAACACCCACCATTACAAAGGCGAGAGAAATTCCGCTGCTTATCAAAAACTCTTTCATGTCGTAGAACTCCTAGTTCCGCGCTTTCATCGGCACCGTGCGTCCGCACTCCGGGCATTTGTTCTCGCTGTTGCCGTCCAGGTGGACCGGATAGCCTTCCCATCCGCATTTGCAGCGGACCTTTTCGACACCGTTGAAATATGTCATTGTCGGCCCCTCTTGTTTTCTGTCCGTCCCGATCCCGAGCAACCGGAGTTGCGGTTCAACCTCGTTGACATAGACGACCTCGGCCATGAAATCGGCTGTCGCCTCGAAAATTCCTTTCGGCATCACGCCACCCCGTCGAATGTGAGTTGTTTGCTTTCCCTGGCCGCCGCGAGTTCACGCTCAAGCCGGGCGATTTTGGCCCTGGCTTCGCCTAGGTCGAACTTTGCGGCCTTGGCCTCCCTCTCTGCCCACTCGGCCCGTCTCGTTGCGTGCACGAGGCGAATTTCCAGATTCTCAGCCTTCGTCTTGTGGCTTGTTCGGGGCATGTATTCGGCCATGGTCGCGGCCAGTTCGGCCTTCTCGGGCTCAGTGAGGTCGCACCGCAGGTGCATCTTGACAGGGCGTTCCTTGATACGGGGGTTGGTTGCGTCGGTTTCCTTGATCATTTGTCTTTTCTCCTTTCGTGGGCGGGATGACCCCCGGTATGGGGAGGTCACCCCGCCCACTAGGCGGGGGGTTAAGGAGGATGATGAAAACTAGGCGGCCTGGGACATGAGGTGGTCAAGCTGGCCCGCTTCGAGCCATTCAATGACCGACGACGCCTCTTGCTTGGTCAAGTCGGTGACGCGCTGCACGGCGTGGCCGAAGCTGTTGCCGTCAGACAGGGCAAGGCACAGGTCGTCGAGGCCGATATTCTTGCCCTTGCACGTTCCGAATATCTTCCGTTTCTGCGGTTCGGTGATGGCCGCAGCACCGTTGCCTTGCTGCCCCTGTCCGTTGCCGAAGCTGTCGGGCATCTGATCCATGCCATCCATGGCCGACCTTCCGGCCTGTTGCGTGGGCTGCCCGCTCCTGGCCGCTCCGGGGATGACCTCGGGCATGTCCTCGATGTCCTGGGTGAAGATGTCGCTTGCGCCGGTCGCGGTCAGGACCGCATCAACGAAGGCGCGTTTTTTCCCCATCTTGAGGACGGTGTTGTAGTAGTCAGCGGGGTTGTCGTGCTCGACCCGTTCGCCGTGCGTTGAGATCATCCACTTGCCCGAGTCGTCTTTCTTGGTGCCGAATTTGTCGCCCTCAATGCCCGCGTCGTTGGCAGTCTGCTTGAGAATCTGCGGGTTGCGGGAATCCCAAAAAGCCTTGGGGACAGGGATGCCGGTCACCTCGCCCTCGCCGGTGCGGTAACGGTACTTGCCCTCCATGGTGGAGCATGACCCCACGCCAGAACCGACAAAACCGCCGTCCGGGGTGTGCAGATTGCAGACGATCTCGTATTCACGGTGTCCGTTGCCGAGTTCAACCTTGTTGATTTCGTACTTGGGGCAGAGTTGGAACGTCGAGGAGATAGCTTCCGCTCCTGGTTTGAGAAGGGACGGCTTTTTCCCGCAGCCGGGAATGATCCCGTAGTGTTCGTCCTTCTTCATTACGCTTTGCATCACTTGGTTGAGCACTCGCTTGCGTCCGAGAACGCTTTCAGGGGTGAGCGCGAAACTGTCCAGGGTGGCGACTTGGTTGCCCTGTTCGGGGCGCAGGGATATTTCATTGGCCATGGCGTGTTTCTCCTATGCGGCTGCGCGGCGTTCGACAATGCGAGCCGAGTTGCAGACGCTTTGCAGATTGCGGAGAACGGCCTCGACCGTGCTCCATTTTGATTCGTCGTATTCGATTTCCAACAGGACAACGGTTGTCTTGTTGGGGGCCGTCTTTGCCGACGGCTGCGGGGGCTTCGGCGCGGACATGGCCGGGGCGGGATCGGGGGTCTGTTCGGCGGCGCGAGCGGCTGCTTTGGTGGCGAACGCCTTGTCAATCGTTTCGTTGACCTCGGCCAGGGGAATGTCGAGACTTTGCAACCGGATGAACTGTGAAGGCGGCAGGGTGAACCCGTGAAGGTTGGACAAGGCCGCGCACTTTTCTTCGATGGACACGGCGCGGTCGCGCTTGGCCTGTTCGAGTTGCGCGGCCTCACGTTCGGCCTTGAGGTGGGCAAGGATCAGCCCTTCGACCTCGGACTTGATGGTCTTGAGCGTCTTGGTCTTGTTCATCCAGGAATTGTTGAAGTCGATGATCAGGTCCGGGACGTTATGCTCGGCCTTGAGGTCTTCGATCATGAATTCCACTTCCCGGCGCTTGTCTTCCCTGGCGCGGTCCTCGTGCGCTTGTACCTGGGCCTTGAGCATGTCGTATGTCTCGGCGAAGACTCCGCACACTTCATTTATCTGCGCCTCGAAATCCCTGATAGGCGCGGATACCAACTTGACGGCCTCCTTGCGGGCATCGTCAACGGCCTTTTTCATCTTGTTCAGCCCGGCCATTTCCGACTTGATTCCGGCAATGTCTTCCTCGCGGACTACAACGCCGTCATACTGGCTGGAAATTCCCTTGGCCCATGCCATCAAATTTTCATAGTCGAAGCTGAGAGCCGGAAGTTGTGTTTTCAAATTCATGTCTTGCATAATTACTCCTCGCGTTTAAGCCTTCATCGCCAGACAAAGCAGGGCAATTATGCCGAGCGTAACGGCCAGGACAACCAGCCAACTCGCCGCATCACTGTTTTCGCCTCGCGTCTTGCAATGCAGACAGGTGTCGAACTCGACCAATATCCCGCCGTCGCTGCCGCTCTCGGTGACGTAGGTTTCCCCGTTGGGGATGCTCTCGCCGCACGCGGAACAAATGGCCGTCCCGTCGCTTGTCCTGGTACGTCTGTCGAGTGTCATGGTGATGCTCATATTTCCTCCTGCCTGTTGGTTGAAAATTCCCCCGGCGTTTCGAGCCGCCAGCCGCCGGGGTGCTGGCCCTTGAGAGGTGTCGCTCTGGCTCTGACCCCGTTTCTACGTTCGTCCCGCTGCCAACACGGTAGACTGACAAGGCAGCGGCGGGATGGTGGTCACTATGGCTATGCTCCCTAAATTCCGTAGCGGTCCAGGTCGTTCCATTCGTCGCAAAGCCGCACCACATAAGCGGCCCGGTCGCGGATGGTGTCGATCATTTCCTCCTGGGCCTTGGCGTCCTCGAATGCGTAGCCGTCGCCCATCTCTTCAATGGCGAAGTGGATTTTCTGCCTAACTTCCGCCTTGGCCTCGCGCAGCTCGCGCTCGTTCTCCTGCCGTTCGTACTCGGCGTCCATGCCGAAGTAGCGCCGTGCCTGTGTGTCGTAAGGGATTGCTTCCGCAGCGTTGCCCATGTTTTCACCTCTCTGTTTAAGGGCGGCCTACTCGCCGAGTCGTTTGCTTTCAGCCGCCCTTGGACTGATCCGCCTGGGAACCACTCCCAGGACTTCCCGGCACTGGAGACAATAAACAGCACCGAAATTCGCAAGTGAGATGCTTGCCCCTGTGCCCGTAATTGCGGTACTTGGGGAAAGGTCCCGCCAGAATGGGATAAACAGCCTTTGGACTGATCACGAACCGAGACAAAAACATTCACAAGGAGTGGATGTATGCTTGATCTCGATACGATTGCGGTTTGTTTCCAAGCCGCCTTGCTGTTGGTCGAGGCATACCGGCTGATGGCCGGATAGATTAACCACAACCCTGGCGGGACCTTCGCTTCTCACTTTTCAAAGAACTATCTTTCTTTCCTCGCCTAGCCTCCCGTCGCGTGCTTTCGCCTTTGCTACTCGCTTGCCGTTGCGGCCGTCTGGCGTTACTTCGCTCGGCATCCCCCTACTTCCAGCCGTGGCGTGGGGTGTTCGGGGTTTTCGTGCGTCGTTGAAAATGAAGTTACCGCAAGGTATTTTTTGTGTCAACACAAAAGTACCAATAGGTAAAAGATGAGGCAAAAAAAAACCGCCGAAGCGGGTTATTCTGTACAGTATGGTCAGATTTTTATCTAAACCAGCCTGTTATCATGCTCCAAAAAGATGGAGGTTGAGACTCTTTGTCATTTTCCAAAAGCCATTGCCAGACGGCGCGACATGCCAGCGCATCACTTAAGGCTCGATGTTTTTCTCCGCCATTCTTGTGGTGACTAGGAACCTTTCTAAAATTTGAAAAGCAGAGCATGGCACACCAATGATCGGCTGCCATGTTTAGATTGTTTTCAAAAAACCGCAGATCATAGTCGGCATTGTAAATCACCAGCCGCTTGCCGCGCACGGCGTCTTCAATTTGCGGCAATATTGTTTTCAGCTTCCTGAAAGGGGCAACTTGGGTAGGCTTGATGCCGTGGACTTTTTGAGCCGACGGCCAACGCACTCGCTTTTCTGGCTTCACCAGGGTATTGATTAGCGCTTCCCCCGCATCATCAACAATGGCTATTTCCAAGATTTCATCATAGCCTGGCTTCAAGCCGGTGGTCTCTGTGTCTAGGTAAACGGTTTCCATTCGCAACCTTTTTTTTGTTTTCCCTCTCTGTCGGCGACCGCGCTCACACAATGTATTAATTCAAACAATGTGTATTTGTGATTTTCCCATAAAGAGATTGTCTGGTTTTGTCCGACAAGTCGAAGAGCCACCATTTATCAATCTCAAATGGCACGCTTTCTTTTTTTAGGCATTTCTGCCTTCGCGATTTTTTGAAACAAATTGTTTTCGACCCTGCTCAAAACCGCTGCCTGGATTGTCGAATCGTCAGCCTCTCCACTTTCTCGCATGGCCTTAATGAGCCGGTCTATTGCCGCCGCCTCAGGCGTTGCGCATAACTCTTCCCGTTTGTCGTCAGGGAAAATCACCTGTGCACCCAACGCCTCAAGCGCCGCCATTAACATCCTCCCAGACGGCTCGCGTTTCTGTGCGTTCTTTTTTTTGGGGAACCAACGAGAAAGGGTGTTGTTGGCCGTGCCGATGTCTCGGCTGATAACTGCCTTTGTCCCATGGCCTTCAAGAAATTCTTCCAGCCTTGCCATAACGTCTTCATAGAGTCCCATGAATACGGCTATGCCATTTTTGTGCATATTTGTCGTTGTCACGCTGGTACTCCATATTGACTCAAAAAGTACCTAGTGGTACACTCTCCCCATGAACATACGCGAACAGATAGAAAAAGCATTACTTCAGCACGGTTGGACAGCGACCCGTCTTGCCAGAGAAGCCGGTATCGCCCCCCCGGTAATCACCAGGTTTTTGAGTGGTGAGAGATCCGGGCTGCACTCCTCGACCCTTGAAAAGCTCTGGCCGTACATCTGCGGCGACAAGCGCCCGACCACGGAAGAGGCGGCATAGCTATGGCTTTTCGCGTCTCTTCTCCACAAACTCGCACGCGCGGCACTTGTATATCCGCTCCTGTAGGCCAACAGCGCCGACAGTTCGTGAGTGTTCAACGAAAAATTGGCGTTCGCCACACTTTGGGCAAGCGTCTTTTGAGAGGGGTTTGCCGAGTTTTCCTTCAAGTTCAGACACCCTGCTTTCAAGTTTGACGATTCGGTCTGGCAATTCTTTGATTCTTTTCCAGACAGGAACTTTATCCAACAACGTCAACAAATCGGAGACTGAAACCATGACTGAATTCCCCTCGGTTGAAATGCACGAATATGGCCTTTCACAGCTCGACGCCGTAGAGCGCCGCGTCACTGTCTGCAAAACAAAAGACGGCGTGGCGTTGGGACTTGCCGAGTTTTACGGCGAGTCCGTCTTTACGATGGAACCCGACCAAGCGCGGCACATTGCTAAGTTGCTCACCGCATCCGCAGACGCCTACGAGGCAGAGACTCAAAAGGGTTAGCATGAACGATACCCAATGGAAATTACTCATCGTTGCCATGTGCAGTTCAATCGTGACCGCAATCGCGTCCATAACGGCGCTGATTCTTCACCTGATTGAAGGCGCTTGATTGTGATGTCGAACAGTCCGGGGACGGTTTTATGCTTGTGAAGTGCCGCAGAGAAAAATCTAGGCTGGCAATCCTCGCAATCAAGGGCGTGGACGGTAAAGTCAATATTGCTGTTTGGTGGCACTGTACGCCCAACAATGGCTTTATCTGTGCCGGGACCGTCTTTGTATCTCAACTCACACCCGTCTCCGAATGCGGTCCCAACCTGGACAGGATAATCAAGCCTGTTGACGAACGAGAGTTCAAGGTTAACCACGGACTCGCCTTCAACTGTCCAGCGTCTTTTGATGTGGATGGACGGTGCGCGCTTCATAAGCTCAATCCTGGCAAGTGTTACGGTTGCAATCGCCGTTACCACCGCCCCGACGGCGGAAATAAAGATCAGAAACGTATTCAATTTTCCCTCCATCTGGTTCGGGTTGTGTGTTGTGGTGACTATCAATCCGATACCAGATTGGGGGAGTACAGACAATTGGAGGCTGCCGCATGACCTCACTCCCCAGGCGAACACGTCTGCATGCTGACCATGCGTGGGGCCTCATGGCCCGAGCCGTAGCGTGCACGCAGCGCCTTCATTGCGCCGCCGACAATGCCGTCGTGCATCTCCCAAATCGGAGCATCCGGCCCGAGCTGCATGCGGTGAAATATGATGTTGAAGCGCGTCACAACCCTGACCGTTGCCAAGTAACCCTTTTGCGTCCTGCGAAAGCTGACGTTGATGTCCATTTCTGTGTTGTCCATGATTCCATGGGAACACAGTTCAAGGCAAAAAAAAATAAGAACAGAGAGGCTTGATTACTATGAAGCGCAAGGAAATGACCGCCGTTGTCCACAATGCAATTGTCTCGAATGATTGCCAAGTGTCCGTTGAGGCAATGGCGGCTGAACTCGATAAGGCCCCGAGCACTCTGTACAACGAACTCAACCCATTCGGCACTGGCCCGGCCAAGCTCGGCCTGGATGATGCGCGGGAAATCATGCGGCATATCAAGTGCCCGGACTTGGCCGACGCCCTCGCGGCTGACCTGGGTTATCGGCTCGTGAGAATGTCCGACACCCCGAACGGAAAGGACATGACCGACGAATGTTTGCAGGGCCTCCACGCCGCTGCCACATTCACCGACGCCGCCAACTGCGGCGCACACTACACCGACCTCATTACCTTGCGGCAACAGGTCGCCAAGGAAATGGACGACATAATCATGCGGGCCAGGGAGCGCGATTGCCCTGAGATCACGAGTATCAGGAAGGCCGGGTAGGTCAGCTCGATGCATCGTGGTTATGCGAAGCTCTGGCGGAAGTCTCTGGACTCTGCCGTCTGGAAGAATCCTAACCTTTGGCGGTTCTGGACGTGGTGCCTCATGAAAGCGACCCACAGAGAGACTGCGGACATGGTTGGGTATCAGTGTGTTCAACTCCAACCGGGTGAATTTGTCTTTGGCAGAAAGAAGGCGGCAGAGGAAACGGGGCTGTCCGAACGCACAATTCGGACTTGTTTGGTCGCGTTAGAAAACCTTGGAAATCTGACCATCAAAACGACCAACAAATTTTCCATCTTAACCGTTGTAAAATGGGAAGATTATCAACAGGGCGGGCAGCAAACGACCAACGAAACGACCAGCAAACGACCAGCAAACGACCAGCAAGCGACCACAAACAAGAACAATAACACAAAAGAAGAAGAGAAGAAGAGAGCTAAAGCTCTCTCTACCGACAACTCTGCCGAGCTGTCGGGGCACAGACCCTCAAATTGCTCGCCGGAAGATTGGGAAAAGTATCTCGCATACTCTCGTGAGTTTTTGGAACGCCAGCAAGAGATGCTCGGCAAGCTGGTCAAGATCACAGAGTCAAAAATCATCGCCGGGGCAAAGGCACTCGACAACTTGATCCGAGTCCAGGGGTTTGAGCGGAGGGCAGTCTACGAAACAATCGAGTGGGCGAGGCTTGATGATTTTTGGGGCACACAGGTTCGATCTCTCGGCTCTCTGACCAAGAAAGGCAGAAACGACGAAACAAAGTTTTCCAATATTCTCTCCAAGCGTTTTGAGGAGGTCAAGCGTGCTCAACGAAATGCAGCTTAGAGTCCTGTCCGGGCTTCACGCTTACCCGGAGCTTTTCAAGACAACGCCGATCTACCTGTGCGGCAATGAGCCGTGGTTCACCATCCGCAAGGGGCTGGAAGCATACCATGCGGGCAAGGTCGACATGCAGGGGCTCTTGCGGGGCATGAGGCTTAAATACGGCAACGAATATTTCCACTCGCTGATTGCCGTATTGGAAAACTCTCTGTCCGTGCCGCGTAAGCGGTGGGCAGAAACTCAGGTTCGGCAACTCAAGGCCATGGCAAAGCGGCTCCACTCCAAAAAGCAGGAGGACCGCCGTGCAGCATGACGACGCCCGCGCCATGGGCTTGATGGAACTTGGGGTCCGCGCCCGTGAATGGGTAGGCAATCAGCCTCCAGGCGAATTCTCGGCGTTTGTCTTCGGCAAGGAGATGATGCTCGGAGAAAACCCGGAAATCCGTGATATGGTTTTGCGCGACCTTGTGACAGAATGTGTCATTGAGCCGTGCGGGACCAAGCGCGGGCAGTATCGCGCAGTGCAGAGCGATTGTCGGGAGATGAACTGGCAACAAGCCGAGACGACGTACTACCCGATATGGCTCCCCTTGGACCTGCATGAAATTTGCGGGGTGCAGCCTAAAAACGTGGTCATCATCGCCGGTGAAACCAACGCGGGGAAGACTGCGCTTGTCATGGAAACGATCCATCGGAACCTGGCCGCAAATGGTGGGGCGCATGACGAAATCAGGCTCTACAACTCCGAGATGGGAGACGGCGAGTTGCGGCAGCGCGTGATGAACCTGGACAACCGGCAAGGCGCATGGGCCGGGTTCCGGGCCTTTGAGCGGACCCGTGATTTTCATCAGGTCATCGACCCTGACGGTTTCAACGTAATTGACTACCTGGAAGTCTCGGACAAGTTCTACTTGGTGGCCGACTGGATTCAGCGCATCCACGAGCGGCTCGATAACGGCATTGCCATAGTTTGCATCCAAAAACCGAAGGGCAAAGACGTTGCCAGGGGGGGCGAGTTCTCGCTGGAGAAATCACGCCTTGCCGTCAGCCTTTTCCAAAACCATGGCGTTCACTCCTGCAAAATCATCAAGTGCAAGCTGCCCCGCGATTATTCCAACCCGCAGGGCATGGAAAGGGACTTCACAATTGACCGGGGGCGGACCATCGTTCCGCGTTGCGATTGGCGTTACCTGACGGCGAAAGACCGGGAACGGCTGTGGACGCTGTATGAATCTGAGGCCGCTAAAAGGGCTTTGGGGATTTAGCGCCATGACCGAAGCCCAACTTGAAGCCTTTCGACAGGGCGCACCATTTCACGAACTTGTAGCCATCGGGAAAAACATGAACGACATACACCCCATCCTGAAAACCCCGCTCAAACAGCGCCGCCCGAGTGACGGGTGGTGCGAACAGCACGGGCACTATTGCCCACTCCTGGAAGTCAACCGGACGGCTGCGCGAGTGTATGGGGCTATTGCCCTGAATACGGCCCTCACAGTCGAGGAAAGACGTTCACTGTTCACAGGGAAAGGAAAATGACCCGCGAAGACAAATTCCCATGCCTGAAACAGAAAAAGGCTTTCGCAACGAAGTTGCCGTGCTGCAACCCGTCGGCAACCGAATGTTGGGGTGCGGTGGCCTGGGGGAAGAAAAGCGGCGTGAAGCCGAAGACACTCAGCTACATGGCCGAGTGTCCATACGTTGAGCGCGTACGTGAATGGTGGGCGCGACAGGAGAGAAGAAGCGCATGAAGAAATCAAGTCTGTCCATCCCGACCGAGCATGAAGAACAGGTCGCCTTTTTCAAGTGGGCTGCCTACTTCCTGCCCGACGACCTGTACCCGCTCCTGTTCGCAATCCCGAACGGCGGGCATCGGAACAAGGCTGTTGCCGGGAAGCTCAAGGCCGAGGGCGTCAAGCCCGGCGTGCCTGACATATTTTTCGCATGGCCCAGGCTCGGAAAGGCCGGGTTGTGGATCGAGATGAAGCGCCAGAAAAAGGGCACCACGTCACCCGACCAAAAGCGCATGATCGCAGCCCTTCGGGGCGCAGGATACAAGGTCGAGGTCTGCAAGGGCTTCGAGGCTGCGCGGGAGGTGTTGCAGGATTACATGCTGAACATTTGCGAGGAGGACGCAGCGTGACCGCCGCAGAAGAAAGAAGCTGGGGCGCAATATGCGAGGCATACGGCCTCGGGCGCGAGTTCGTGATGCTTGATGGACTTGATGCTGCCTTTGCTCGACTCGAGCACTCACGCTGGCTATTCGCCATGGTGTTTATTCCGATTGCGTTCAAGGTCTTTTTGTTCGGAGAGGTGTGTGCGTTGAGTTTATATGCCCTGTTCACCTTTTTCCCCGTTAAAGGAGTGGTTTGCCCATGACAATTCTTTGCCCCAAATGCGGCCACGAAACCAGGGTGAAGCGTTCCGAGGGCTACGCCGAGCAGGTTATCCGCCGCCGCGTGTGCCTCAACCCCAAATGCCAGCACGAATTTCCTACTCACGAAACGGTCATATCAACGCAGGGTGGAGAAAAAACCGAGGCGGCTGCATAGGCCGCTTTTTTTTGTGTCTGCGTATATCTGCGCACATACAACGTACAAGCCTGAAAACCTCACGATATAATCGGTCCCAACTACAAGAGGGTCCGCGTTCTGGCTGTGGCCGGTCGTTTCAGTTTCGACTCGGCGATTCGATACCCAAAGGCCAGACCGGGCCACCCACTGGGGCCAGGAATGCCGAGCAAAGCGCAACACCACTGCAACGAGTTGCACGTCTACTGCCGCCTTCGTGATTTGCGAATCCCGAAGCGCGTTGCTTTTTTCATGGCCTCGTTGTGGGGGAAGCTGGCCGGTCCGTTCCTGTATTGGAGGGCGTGGTAAATGGGCATCCTTTCCGGTCTTGCCAGCATCTTCACCGGAGGCGCGTCCGAGGTGGTGACCTCCGCCGGGTCCGTGCTCGACAATCTTTTTACCTCCGACGAGGAACGCGAAGAGGCAAAGCGCCTCATGGCCGTTGTTGAGGACAAGCCCCACCAAGATCAGCGCGACATAAACAAGGTTGAGGCCGCAACAGCCGGGAAGTGGTCCTGGCACAATGCCCTCGGGTGGATGCTCGTAATCTGCCTCGGCACGTTCTACATCCCACAGCATGTAGTAGCTGCCGCCGTGTGGGTTAAGTCCTGCTACATCTATTTCGAGTCCATCAATCTTTCTGCCGACACCATCAATGCCCTGACTCTTCCTGACTATCCCATCGACGCGAAAGGGATATGGGAGCTTGTCGTCGCCATGCTCGGCCTGGCCGGGAAGGTGACATACGAGCGGGTCAAGGGCGTGCGCCCGTCGTGGAGGCCGTAGCATGTATCAATTCGGATCAACCTCCCTCGCTCGCCTCAACTCCTGCGACCCACGGCTCCAGGTCGTCATCCGTGCAGCCCTGGCCCAGGGCATCATGGACATGACCGTCACCGAGGGTCACCGCGATCAAGAGACGCAAGACCGATATTTCCGCGAACGCAAGAGCCGCGTGCAGTACCCGAACGGGAAGCACAACACCTACCCCTCCCGCGCCGTGGACGTAGCCCCGTACATCAACGGCAAGATGTCTTACGACCAGCGGCATTGCTGCCACATGGCCGGGCTTGTTCTCGGCATAGCGGCGTCTCTCGGTGTCAAACTGCGTTGGGGTGGCAATTGGGACATGGACGGCGAACCCGTCACCGACCAGGACTTTCAGGACCTCGTGCATTTCGAGTTGGTGGAGGGCAAGGCGTGACCGGCCACGAATGGATAGCCGTCGGCCTACTCGGGTCGCTCCTGACATTCATTGCCTGGATGATCCAGCGGAGTATGGGGCGGCAAGAGCGCGAGATCAAGGGCGTGGCCTCGGACATCAAGGAGCACGGCACGACCCTCACGGAGATCAAGCTCGGGCTGCGCGATTGCGTCACCTGGTCGGACCTGGACAAAGAGATCGGCCCGGTTCGCAAAGACGTGAAGGAACACGACCGCCGCCTCACCGTCATGGAGACGGAGTGCAAGGCGCGGCACGGGAAGAACTGAAACCCTGCGGCGGGCACCGGCCATGACCGCCGATATTCCCCGGCATCGGCAACAAGACCGGGGAGAACGGACAAGACAGTCTAGCGCCGGGTGGCACCGGAGAGCGAAGAGGGGTGACGCCCCTGGCTGTCTATATCGCAGGGCATAGGGACAACAGACCATAGCCGACGACGGAAGCCATATATATGGCCCTGTCGCGCGTTGTGAGAGGGAGAGATTGAATGCCGCCAAGACCGCCCAGGCCGTGCCTGTTCTGTGGGAAGGCCACGACGAACGCCTCGCGTTACTGCGATGCACACCAATACATCGCGGAGGAGCGGGAGCGGAAGGCGCGGAAGGCGGCAGACGAACGCCGGGAATGTGCAGCCCGGCGGGGCTACGGCAGCAAGTGGCGCAAGGCACGCGAGGGCTACCTCCGATTACACCCGCTCTGTGCCGAGTGCGGACGCCAAGGCCGAGTCACCCCGGCCACCGTCGTTGATCACATCGTCCCGCATCGGGGTGACATGGTGAAATTTTGGGATTCGCGGAACTGGCAGCCGCTCTGCAAGCCCTGTCACGACCGCAAGACGGCGAGAGGCGAATAGGTAGGGGGGGCAAAAAGTCCAAGGATTCTGAACTGTAGACCGAGCGTGGTAGTCAAATTTTTACGCCGTCAAAATTGAGCACCGGGGGTCGCGCCCCGACAAAACGGAGTTGATCGAATGAGTGGAAGGAAGCCAAAGCCGACGAATTTGAAGGTCTTGCAAGGGACCGCGAGGCCGGATCGTGTGCACAAGGGTGAACCGCATCCCGACCCTAATCTCCCGGCACCGCCCGACCATCTTTCGGCTGACGCCCTGGTCGAGTGGGGGCGGATTTCGGGACAGCTTTACAAGTTGGGGCTGCTCTCTGAAATCGACCGCTCGGCGTTGGCCGCCTATTGCCAGGCATACGGGCGGTGGGTCCAGGCTGAACGGGCTTTGTCGGCCAGGATCAGCGAGGCGGACAAGGGCGGGTTGCTCGACACCACGCCGAACGGGTTGCAGCAACAGCATGCCCTTGTGGGGATTGCGAACAAGGCACTTGAGTTGATGCACAAATTCCTGACCGAGTTCGGCATGACTCCGAGTGCCCGGTCCCGGCTGACTGTTGACAAGAGCAAGGAAAACAAAAACCCGTTTGAGGCTATGAATGGCTAAGAGCAAGTACGCACATATCAACGCAGCGAACAAGTATGCCCGCGATGTAGTCGCCGGGCGCGTTGTCGCGTGCATCTATGTGCGTCAGGCTTGCCAGCGCCATCTCGACGACCTCAAGGCCAGCAAGGCGAAGGGCTACCCGTTCTCGTTCGACAGGGACGCCGGGGAGCGGGTGTGTAAGTTCGCGGAGTTGATGCAGCACGTCAAGGGCAAGTGGGCGGGGCAGCCCATTGTTTTGGAGCCTTGG